AATTTAAAATCATGAAAATATTTTCATTAGTAAAAGTATCATTCACCGAGCTTGGTAAGAGTGTTAAGATCGATGATTTCTTCTTCACCAAAATGAAGATTTTTGATAAACAATCAATAGTTGAACTTGTTGAATTTTTAAGAGAGAAAGCACCAACTATTGATAATGGTCAATTTCAACCGATCAACAATTTTGATCATCTTTTTAGTAATGATAGAGATAGATCAAGAAAATTCTTGTTTATCTTATCGTGTTTATCAAACAAAGCAGGTCAACCTATTTTCCAGATTGTCGATATGAGCAGTCTGGTTGGTATAAAATCAGTTGGTAACAATAAACTTTCAGATATATCTGAATTGCAACCAAAACCAGAGGATACAAAAGCTCTTGATGATAAAACCAAAAAAGACGGTAAAAATGATGATGCTGATGAGAAAAAAGATTCCAAATCGAAAAAAGATAGTGAAGGGGAAAAGGGTGGTAAAAAAACAAAGGGTGGTAAAGATTAAAAACAAATTACATATTAAATAAAAGAGAGCCATCTATGAAGGATGGCTCTTGCGTTTTAAGTTATGAAACTGTTTAAAAAAGATTCAAATATAAAAGCCTAAATTTCTACTTTTTATGGAACTATCTTATGTTAATTTATGGTCGGTTATCGAGGATGCTGGTATAAACAGTGATGTTGTTATTAAAAAAGATCGTAATAACAACAAAGTTACCATAATGATCTATGATAAAAAGAAATTCAACTTCTTTGGTTATGAAATCACAAAAAGAAGGCTCAAAACAGAATTTATTTTATCGTCTACTGAAGATAATTCATTGTTTTCGAGAGTTTTAAATCCAAAATTTCAGAAAGATATAAATGTTGATGTTTCGGCATATATGAGATTTGCCGAACAAGGGTTTAATGAAAACAAAACCGATGATTTCCGTCTCGATATTTTACATTGTGCTGTTGGTATGGCGGGTGAAGCGGGTGAAGTCCTTGAGATCATCAAAAAACACGTCTACCATAGTAAGCCAATGGATAAAGCCGATATGTTAAGTGAGCTTGGAGACTTTGAATGGTATAAATTCAATTTTATACGCTTACTTGGGTTGCAGTTTTCTGACACTCTCAAAGCAAACGTAGTCAAATTGAATGAACGTTATCCTAATGGTAGAGATAAGAATTATTTAAAGAATGACAAAAATCATGCACTTGAGAACACCAAAATAGCAGAGCATGTTATTAAAAAAGAAAAAGATTAATCGATATGAGTACCGCAACTAAAAAGATCGAAGTCCTCTCTGAATTAGAACACGTTCTATTAAGACCACAAATATATGTTTCATCGGTTGAAGAAACGGATGAAACGGTTCATTTTCTTGATGAAAATAATATAATCAAATCGAAAACTGTACCGATCAGTGTCGGTATGTATAAGATGTTGTGGGAAATTTTCGATAATTCAATTGATGAAATCAAGAGGATAAAACTAAAATCAAAGAATAAAAAATTTATAATAGATGTTAGACTTGATAAAATAACAAATTCTGTTACAATAAAAGATAACGGAGATGGATTTCATGAAGCAACAAAAATGAATCCTAAATCAAAAATGACTAATATTGAAACAGCTTTTTGTTTTTTACGCAGCGGTTCAAATTTTAGTAATGACAAGATTGATGAGGCATTGATTGGAACAAATGGTGTTGGAGCTTCATTGGTTAACATGCTATCAACTACATTTGTTGTTGAATCAACCAATAAAAATTCACACTTCAAACAATCCTGGAGTGATTTTAAAGCAAATGGTAAACCACAAATGAAAAGTGGTAGATTTACATCGACTGGCACATCAGTTACATTCACTCCGAGGGTATTTGCTAAATTGCATGATGGTAAAACACATACATTATTTGGTAAATCAAAGTATGATGAATCAATCATCTGGTCACAATTGACATTTAGAAAAAAATGTTTAATGATCTCACCAGATTTTAAAGATGTTGAGATTAATTTTTATGTAACTGATGAAAGTGGTGAAAGACTTGTGAATTTGGGTGATAACATCTTTGCAGAAAATAGCCATTCAATTTTGAACAAAGATTTCTTATTGAATATAACACCAAAAATTGACAATTCAATAAGTAATTATATGATGGTTAATTCTACTCCTTGTATGGGTTCACCGATTACTTATTTACAAGAATTATTAAATGAACAGATATTCAAAGATCAAAAAGCACTTGTTAAGCCAGACAAAATAAGCAATTATTATTCGCTTAGCTTGTTTGTTAATTTAAAACCAGAACTTGTTAAATTTGGTGATCAAAATAAAACCAAATACGCTATACCGAAAGCTAAAATTTCACCATATATAGATGAGTGTTTGAAGAAAAAGATGAAAGAATTCATCGAATCCGAATGCTATCAAAAGATCCTCGAAGAGATTGATAAAAATGAAAATGATAAAGAGAAAAGAGCAATCGATCGTGAAAAGGGTAAAAACAAAAAAATCAGTAAGAAATATTTAGCTGCATCTAAGACCAAAGATTTTTTATTTTTAGTTGAGGGTGATTCCGCATCTGGTTCTATTTCACAGTGTAGGGATTCAAAATCACATGGTATTTACCAATTGCGTGGTAAGGTAAAAAACTGTTCAAAACTTGCTGATCTCAGAACAAATTCAGAAATTATGGATTTGATTTCTATTCTTGATCTCAAATTTGATTCCAATGATACAAGTTATAAAAACATAGTTATAGCAACTGATTTTGACCCAGACGGGATCGGTCACATTGCTACATTACTAATAAACTTTTTCTATCGTTGGTTTCCAAAAGTGATCACTTCTGGTAGATTGTACATATTGAAAATTCCTTTAGCATCTTATGGTAATAAAGGAAACATAAAGTATTTTTACAGTCTTGATGAATTCAACAAATATTCATCGGATAGCAAAAACAGTCTGATCAACAAACGTTATTTAAAAGGGCTTGGTGCATTAGACTTAGAAATGGGTGATTGGGATTCTGTTATGAAAAATATGAATCTTATGAAAATCAATGCTACTAGTGAATCAATAAAGTTACTTGATATGGCATTTAATAAAAATGATGCTGATGCAAGGAAGAATTGGTTAAATGAAGTAAATGAAAATTGATGTTTTCAATAAAAATAATAAAAACTGATAACCATTCGATTGATCTGATCGACATTTTTAATTTATATAGAAATTGTGAGATCATAGTTGGCAATAAAATTAATTACATCCAATCGGTTAATAAACAGAACGATACGTTAATTTTGTCACCAAAAGATGGCAAGCCATTTAATCAATTTGAATGCCCGATAAAATCAGCCAAATTGAGGTTGAATAGCCCGAAATTGCTAACACCACCAGAGATTCATTCAATATTTTCAATGGTTTTCAATACAAGTGAAAAATGTAAAATTGAAAATGACGAATTATCTTTTCAATGCCACTCTGGTGACAAGGGTATGGTTATTGATTTTAGTGATGGTCTTTTTAATGTTTATGCATCAATAAACAACATGGCTCATCATTCAAATTTGATGCCATTTGTTCATTCATTTTTGATAACAAGAAAATTTGATATTTTTGGTTTAATTAAAAAAGGAAACGCTACACAGATATGATAATCGAAAATGTTACCATAGAAGAACACATTAACACATATTACAAAGATTATTCAATGTATGTGTTGCAAAGCCGTGGTATTCCAAGTAAATATGATGCACTTAGTAATGTACAAAGATTGATATTACTTAATTCCCCAGACAAAATCACACCAACTCTTGAGATAGTTGGTGAATGTTTTAAGGCTGGATATCACCATGGTGATGATAGTTTATCTGGTGCTATTAATAAATTAGCAAGAAAATTTGATAATTCATGTTCACTTTTACATGGTAGCGGATTTTTTGGTAATGGTATGGCAAGTGCATCCGCACCACGATATACAAAATGTAAAATAAACAAAGAAATAAAAGATTTGATTAACAAATATGCACCGATCAATGAATATGATTTTGATCACAATTGCATGTATTTGAATCTTGATTATCCAATCGGATTATGCACATCAATTGTTGGTATCGGTGTTGGTTATCGTTCACAGATCTTACCGAGAAATTTTGATGAAATAAAACGTTATGTTAATGGTGAAAATCTTGATTTAAAGCCGTATTTTGAGGGTTTCCAAGGTAAAATAAAAAAGAAAGATGAACGCTCATGGTTGATTACATCAAATATTAGTTACTCAGAAAAAAAGAATGAAATTGCGATAGTTGATTTACCACCGATGATGCGTTATGATACTTTCATCGAAAAAATGGGTCAAATTTTGCTTGATTATCCTGGGATCTTTAAAGTTATTAATAATTCAAAGCTTGGTGTTGATATAGTTATCAGTATAAAGAAAGAATTAACGAAGGAAGAAGTTGAGAAATTTATCCATAAACTGAAAATGATCTCCTCAATCTCTGTATCAGAAGATATAGTATTTGTTGATGAAGAAGGTATTATAAGGTACGACACCATCACTGATTATCTTGATGATTTCAAGATCATGAGAAACAATAGCATACTTAAAAAGATGCTTTATGATCACGAAGAATTAAAATTTGAACTTGATTACAACACTATCAAAAAAGAATATTTAGAATTTTTTATGACTGCTGGTTTAAAAATAAAACCGTATGAGAAAAATTTTAAATTCAGTATTGATGATGTCACTGTTAACAAATTTCTTGAAGGTAAAGATAAAAGAATGACCGACCGATTGAGGCAGATACCTTTGTTTAAATTGACAAGTGATGAAATCAAAAAATGCGAGGAAGCTATTGTTGAATACAAACAAAAGATAAAAAATCTTGGTAATGAGATCTCATCATTTAAAAAATCCAACAAATTTGATGTAAAATCAAAGGGTGTAAGCCTATTGAAATCAAAAGTGAACTAAAGTTGGAAACCGATTTCGTACTTATATAATACACTTACTTAAAACAAATCTGAATTGAATATGGCAGCAAAAACTGAAGGTACTAAGAAAGATGAGACCATCATAAAATTTTCTGAGTTAAACATAGCTAATTTCTTGGCTTATTTAACAATTGCGGATATAGATGAAAATCAGGTACTTGATTTTAGAAAAGATAAAATTTTATGTCGTGCGCATCCAGCAGACAGAACCTTCATTAAATACACAAAGGTTGACATTTCCGATGTGTTGAAATATGATGCTTTACCAAAAGATTTCAACATTTTGAAATTCCCTCTTTTCAGACTTAAGAAATTGAGAGATGCTTTATTGGTTTTCAAAAGTTCCAATATTGATAAAATTTCTGGTGAGATCACCTATGTGAAATCGAATGAAGATGACTCATTGATTGTCATGTCCGTTAAACTTTTATCAAAAGGTTTGAAGATCACGGTTAAAGCCATGGAGTACTACTTGGCTAGTTACATGAGTGATGAAATTTGGGATAAATTTTACAATCAGGAAAATACGATTGTTAAATTTGATGCCAAAAAAGAATTTATTACAAAACTTTCTTCATTGTGTAGTCTTGATAACAATGGTGATGGTGAGAAATCAAAAGATAAAGTACCTTCATTCATCTTAAAAATTGATGTTGAGAAAAAAGCTTTGTTCTTCTCGTCGAAAACACCAAACAGTTGGGCGATGAAATATGAAACCGATGATGGGAATCAGGACATTAAAGGAAAAAATGACTTAACAGTTGTTATCAAAAAACAAATGTTAACAGAGATGTCATCAACATTTTATGATATCATTATAACAAACAATAAAGTGATCAACCAAAACATTATGATAATGTATCAAGATGAAAGTTGTATCATGTTAAATGCTTTGATGGAATACGATCCGAACGACAAATAATAAAGTAAACAAAATGGCATTTAAATACGCAGATCTACCAGACAATCCATCAAAAGATGAAATTAAGATCGCTATCAAAAAACTTGAGAGGTTAAAAACCGAACAAGAAAATAAAAACTCGGCACTCAAAATCATTCTTAACAGTATTTATGGTGTAGCTGGGTTTAAAAGCTTTATTTGTTATAATAAAGATGTCGCTCAATCGGTTACTAAACAATCAGAAGATCTGATCAAATACACAATCAAAATCTTCAACCACTTCTTTAGAGATGTGTGGCATGAAAGTCACGAAATCCATAAGCAAATGGGTATCACGATTGCACCACAAATTGATCATGATGTTGTTAATTATGCCGATACTGATTCAATTTTTGCTGTTTTAAATCGTGTGTATAAATCAACTGATTACAAAGGTGATTATACACAATTTCTTCTTGATCTAAATCAGTTCGGTTTAAAAGCTTGGCTTGCCCAAAAAATGGATGAATACGTAATCAGCTTTAATGGATTACGTAATAAAAAAGATGGTAAACCAGCACTTAACTTAACTTTTGAAGAAAATTGTCATCGTGTATTGTGGACTGCAAAGAAAAAATACATTAAGGATACAGCATTTAAAGATGGTAAGAGATTTAAACCACTTGAAAAAATCACTGTAAAAGGTTTAGAGATGAATCAATCATCTACTCCTAAATTTGTTCGTGGTAAACTGAAAGAATTTATCAATTACATTCTTACTACAGATGGTAAGATCGACATAAACGATTTGATCCAGAAATTGAAAGCTGTAAAAACTGAATTTCAAAATATTGATCCTGAAAATATTTGTAGAACTGAGAGGATCAGTAATTATGAAAAATTTATCATAAACGATAAAACCAAAATTGAGATCGGTGACAATGCTAAACCACACACAAAAGGTGCTGCTTATTATAATTATTTGTTGAATCAACAGAAAGAGAACATTAAAAACAAATATGAACCGATCAAAACATCTAACAAAGTTCAGTGGTATTACACAAAAACTGGTTTGTTGGAATCGTTTGCTTTCTTACCAGGACAGATACCTTACGAATTTGCTCCACCAATAAATAAAGATATACAATTTGAAACAGTGTATCTTGGTCCAGTAAATACAATTTTAAAACCGTTAGGTGTAACAAACTTGAATTCAAGTTTGATGGTTTTCCCATCTTTCACATGGTAAATTTCTTATTCCATGGTCATACTCACCATTAATAAAAATTTAGAAGGGTATATAGATGATAAAGTTTTTATTAGAGTTTTACAAGCTGGGTGGAAAGGATGGCATTATGTTTTTGAAGAGGAGTATAATGTTCAATCGACCAGATTTTATTATGTGAATACTGAGGATCTATTGAAATATTTTGATAAAATAAAAAGTTCAATCACCGAAGAAATGGTGACATCATATTTAACCGTTGATTTAAATGGGGAAGAGAAAAAAGCATAAGAAAAAAGATGAAAGCAGGGCGATCATCATAGGTTCTAGTAACAAAGATTCTAATATTTCATCTATCGAAGTATTATCCAGGATACATCATATGAACTTGATTTCATCGGCTGCTGAAAAAAACAAGCCCAAAGAACCGATAAACGGGGATCTATTTCTAACCGATTCTAATATTGAAGAATTAATAAAGGCTGGTAAGGAAAACACTGAGAAAGAAATTAATAGGATTAAAAATTCTGAAACCAAAAAATAAAGTTTATCATTAAAATAAGTCGAAATTTAAAAAATAAGAGTTATGGCTAAAAAAGGCGCAGCAGATTTTTCCGACATCAATAAATTTTTGGGTTCTATCGATTCCAATAGCGGATTACTTGAAGATTACAAAGAGATTGAACCGACTATGTGGATTCATACAGGTAATTATCTTTATAATGCTCATTTATCTGGTTCATTATTACGTGGTGTACCAAACAACAAAATTATAACCATCGCTGGTGATCCAAAAACTGGTAAATCTTACCTTGTATTTAATATCATGAGAGGTTTGATTGCTGCTGGTTATCACATTTACTTCTTCGAAACTGAGAACTCGCCAGATAAAGAGCGTGTAAGAAATCAGATGATCGATATGAAGAAAGTAACAATTTCTCAGCCAGAAACTATCGAAGAGATCATCGTTCCTTTGACAAAGCTTACTGAAGCAATGAAGGATGCTAAAAATGCTAAAAAAGAATACCCTAAGGTTGCGATTGTCATCGATTCAATTTCTACATTGAATTCACAAAAACAAATCAATGATGCATTGGCTGGTGAAATGAAAGCCGATATGGGTACAGTTGCTAAACAATTAAAACAACTTTACAACATGATGGCGATCAGAACTGGTAAATTGGAAATGCCGATGATTTGTACTGCTCATATTTATGAAGCACAAGTTGAGGGTACAAGCCATAAAAAACGCAAAGCATCTGGTGGTATGGCAGCGATTTACTTATCATCGATCGTTCCTTTCTTACGTAAAAATGTTGAAAGAGACAAAGAGACCAAAGAAAAACTTGGAATCCATATTATCAGTGATATCGAAGAAGGTCGTTTTGCAAGACCAACGCAGATCAGGACATATGTTAGTTTTACAAAAGGTATGAACCCTTTTGTTGGTCTTGAGGAATTCGTTAGTTGGGATGTTTGCGGTCTTGATAAAGGTAAATTTGTTGATTTAGCAGATCTAGCAAATGAGATGCTTGTTAAGAAAGTTGTTACCAAAGATAATATAACCGAGAAGGTCGTAACACGTGCTGATTTTAGCAAGCATATGAGCAAACCAAAACTTGAATTTATCGATCAACAAATCGGGTGGATGATAGAAAATGGTTACATGACTCTATCCAAAGATGAAAAAGGATTCAACTTTACTAAGAAAGTACTGAAACAATGGAGAGCTGTTGAAGGCAAAAAAGGTGAAGAAAAATACACCCCGATCGAAGGTCAGGTTGGAATCGTCAATAAGGCTTCTGGGCAATGGATAGTTAAACATCTTGGTAGAGCAGTTACTATGACTGAATTTTACACAAAAGAGGTGTTTACCGATGCGGTGTTGAAAGAACTTGATGAAAAAGTTATAAAACCAAAATTCTATTTCGGTGATAACGAAACCAAAGAAGTTGTGAAAGAAGATGACCTTGGTGATTTCTACGAGCAAAAATAATACAATTAAACCATAGCAAATACGTTTAACACTAAAGGCTATCATAACAGGTAGCCTTTTTTGTGAACAAAAACTTTTATTATGTCAGAAATTATTGACTACAAAGATTTGAAGGTAAAACATCTAACCGATGAATATCAAAATTTACCTTCTGCTCCAGAACCTGATGATATCTTGTATTTTTGTAAATCAAAAAAGAAAAAGATCTTTTCAAAACAAGATCTGATTGATTTCTTTGGTGTTGAAAAAACTGAAATCATAGACAAATCTCTGAAATTCCTTGATTTTGAAAATAGAATTCAAAATACGGAAAATGATAAATATCAGGTGATCTAATAAATGGACTTTCCTAATTTTGAAAATATAGTTTATCTTCATGTTTGTAACAATCCCATGTTGTTTAAGCATGTGGATGATGATTTTTTTAAGAATGAATTTGTATCAAAGCTTTACAAATTAACAAAATCATTTTATACCCATTTTAAGAGTATCCCATTTAAACTTGATGAACCAAGTATTGAGCAGATTGCAGAAGTTGCTAATCGTAACGTAGAGAAAATAATCACCGATCAACAGCTTGAGAAAGAAGATAACTTAAAGATCTTTCTAACCAACGCTGAACACATAATAAGTTCCAATTATAAAAAATATGATGCGGAATGGCTTGATGAAACGGTCGGGGCGTGGATACAGTGGGAAAATCAACAAAAAGGCTTTAAACTAGCTATTGAATACCAAAAGACACAAGGTAGCAATATCGGTCCACACAATGTGATGGAGATCATACGAAAATCCAAGGATATCGTAAACTCAAGAAGTGCAATTATTATTGATGAAGATGAAGGTGCGGATTTCTTTGATCCAGAGTCACATAAACAAATAGATCCGAAAGACCTAATACACACTGGATACAAAAATCTTAACCTGTGGCTATCTGGTAAAGTCAGTGGTGGATTTGAGCCTGGAACTCTTTCTATCTTCATCGGTGAATCCAATATTGGTAAATCCATCTGGCTTGGTAATTTAGCTTTCAATATGATGGCTAATGGATCAAATGTCTTGTTGATTTCACTTGAAATGGCTACTTATAAAATCTACAGAAGGATCGGTGCTAATGCATTCAACGTGGAAATGGAAAAGTATAGTGAGTTCGCTAACGATTCCAATGTTGTAAGTGAGTACATCAGGAAATGGAAAGAAGAACAGGGAACAGGTATGTACCCAATCGGTGCTTTAAGAAGCAAGAAATTTACAAAAGCTACTGCCAGTGATATAGAAGCTTTTGCAAAAAGGCTTGAACAAAAACTCGGTTTAAAATTCAGTGTAGTAGTTATTGATTACATGACAGAACTTGAAAACAGTTACGGTGTAAGCAGCGAAAAATCATATTATTATCACAAACAAAATACAAACGATTTGTATAACATGGCAGGTAACAATTACTGGGCTGTTGTTACTGCACATCAGGTTGTTGGTAATGATTTCGGTGCAGACGATCTAACTCTTCAATCTCTATCTGAATCTAAAGGTATCATCCATAGGACTGATAACATAATTGGTATCATCCAAAGTCCTAATATGAGAAATGAAAACAGATATTTCCTAAAAAATCTAAAAACACGTGACGGAGCGTACAAACACTTCAAAATTCCATTCTCTATCGACTTTAGTCACATGAGGCTTTCGGAGATCGATGAAATGATAGACCCCGCAAATGGAATGTTCTAACTAATTAAACTTCTGAAACCAATAAATAATTTAATTATTAAAGGATTTAATAAATTTATAAATCCATATTTAATAAATTATGTCAGTAGCTGTAGCAACCAAACCAATGAGCGAAGAACTTGAGTTTCAACCAAATAACGACAAAAATATTAAGGATTATGAAATTGATGAACCAGTTATGGTTCTCAGTCACAATGATATTGGGTTAATAGTTTCTGTTGGCAAAAAAACATGCCATGTTAGAATTTGCGGTAAAGTGATCGAAATGAACCGCAGCAACATAAAATCCGTAAATGATCATATCTCATCAAAAAATGCTGGTGAAAGACAAGGCAATTTTGCCGTTGATCAAGAATATCAAAATGATTATTTACAAGACAAATATGAACCAGAACAATATAGAGTCCTAAACACAATTCTTACTCAAGTTAGAGAAGGATTTGATAAATTCCTGTTGACATATAGTGATTACTCATATTTAAGATCGATAGATGTTGATAAAGTTACGATTGGTGATAAGATTGGTATGATCGACAGATCTGGATCTGGTAGGATATTAAATACTGATGTTAAGATCTTTAAAGTATCATTCGGTAATGAAACAATCGAAGCCGATGAATCCTCTATAAAATCAACAACATTAATAGCTATTGAAGATTGCAGAATTGAAGATGTTAAGATCCCCAAGGGTGATTACACAATAAAGAGGGATAAACTTGGCTATATACTAGCCGATGGTAAAATTCAAATAAGGCTCAGCATCCAACAATTTAACAAAGCTGAAAAGACACTTGTTAATCGTAAAAATGTTGGTGATCAGGTGAAAGTGGTTAACCAGAAAGGTACTGGTAAAATCAATGATGTCGATGTTGGGGTTTACAAGATCGATTTCAACGGTGATATCGTTACCGCTAAACGCACCCAGATCAAACCGATTGATGAATATATCAATAAATTGAAGATCACGGATATCAGTCTTTTATACACTTTTATCAGAAGTAATATGAAGGATAATCTTTTCGGTGAAATAGAATATTTTTACATCTTCTCGGAATACTTTAAAATAAATGAAAAAACACTTTATAGTTCTCTTCCTATAAAGATCCAATCAACATTATTGAGTGCATTGAAAAACAAGCTTGGTCCTGGGATTTTCAAGAAAAACGGAAATGCCAAACCGATGTGGTAATTTCATCCATCCTCTCCTTGGAAACTGTACTGTACTTTAACCTATATGGGTCTAAAATTTCAGTATGATCAAAAATTTATCGAAAATTGATTTATTAGTTGTGATTGGTGACATCCATGCTGGATGTTATTCAAATTCTGCAGAATGGTTTGATAATACTAAACAGCTTTTTTATCAATTCATCTTCCCATTTATCAAACATGTGATCAAAAAATATCCAGATCGTAATGTGAAGGTACTTTTAACTGGTGATTTTTTTGATATCAAACAGGCAGTTAGCACTGTTATTGAGAGTGAAAGCATCACAATCATGGAGCAATTATCAGAATTGGTTGAGGTTTTAATGATGGTTGGTAATCACGATTGCCCTTCACCACACAATACAGAAATCAATTCTGTAAAGCCTTTTTATCACATTAACAATGTTCAAGTTTACCCAAAGACTGCTATACTTTCTACAGTGACCGATGAAAAGATCTTGTTGATGTCATACAACAGCACCAAAGAAAAAGAAAAAGAAATCATCGATTCAAATGATGCAGAATACCTTTTTGCTCATACAGAAATCGCTGGTTTTCATTATGAAGGTAAGCCTGTTGAAGAGAGTAAACACAACAAAATAGAAGATTTCGCAAAATTTAAAAGAGTTTATTCAGCTCATATCCATAAAAAACAATCAAAAGAAAATATTTTATTCCTTGGTACACCAAGACAGGTGAGAGCCAATGAATTTAATAATGAAAATGGGATCTATCTGATTGATTTTAAGGAACAAAAGGAGTACTTCATTGAAAATAAGATTTCGCCAAAATTCAAGGTGATAAATGTGTTTACTCTTATGAACATGAAGTTATCAGAAGCTAATGAATTCGTTAAAAATTCTTATGTAACGGTTGTTTGCCCTACTAATTTGATGTATAAGCTTAATCCACACAAAATTGATCAAGTCTTATCCGAATTCAAAGAGATCAAACATACAAATCTTAGTAATAAAGAACTTGGTTTTGATCCTGCAAAACCAGAATCTATGAAATTTGATGGAATCAATGGTTTAGATCTGGAATCGATAAGCATAAAAAACAGATTTGTATCATTTATCGATCAATTATCACAAGTGAAAATCGGCAAACAATTTATTGAAATAGACGAAGCTGTAAAACCTGCTTTAAAGGATTATATCGGCAAACTTTATACATCGGCAGAAACCAAAATTGAAGATGTTGAAATAAAATTATAAGTTATGATAGTTAATTGCATAGGTGGTTGTAATTTAAATGTTAAGCATAATGCTAAAGGGCAATGCAGAACCTGTTATAACAGAAATCTTAGAACAAGAAAGAATTTAGAAAATTTACAAATACAACCGAAATGAGATTAGATTACTTGAAATTTAAGAATGTGTTCTGTTACGGAAACATTGAAGAATATGTTGATTTTAGAAAACCAGCCGATTTATGGCAAATCATCGGTAAAAATGGTGTTGGTAAATCATCAATGATCAGAATTCTTAAATTGGCGATTTATCAAGAAGCAGACCATGTTTTGCAGGATGAAATCGCTAACCAAATCAATGGCAATGCACACATAGAAGTTGGTACTCATTCAAAAGGTCATGATTGGGTTATCATAACCAAATTTAAGCCAAACAAAATAGCGGTTTATAAAGACGGCAAAACCGAGCCTGAAGATTGGGGTGGTCTTAATGATACAAAGAAGAGGATTCGTGAAGAAATTATTGATATCCCGTATTATATCTTTAACAATGCAATCAGTTTATCGGTTAATGATTTCAAATCATTTTTGAAAATGACACCGAAAGATGCACGTAATATACGTGATAGAATTTTTGGGTTCTATATTGTAAATGAGATGATGCAAATCTTGTTACCACAATTAAGCAAAAATTTAAAAGAAATTGATGAGGTTAACAAATTGATCGAGACAATTAGTTCAAGCATAACAACTTCTACCGAAGAATACAATTCATTGAAATCGAAAATTAAAGATGATTCTGAAGCAAAAAAACAAGAATTATCTGGTGAAATCGATAAATTAAATTCACAACTTGATTCTCACAAAGAAACAAAAAACAAACTAGATCGTGAGCATGAAGAATTACAGCTGTGTGTTGAGTATCTATTGAATGAAGCACGAAAAGAAGAAGTAGAACGTTTGAAGGTAGAATTAAAAACAGCACAAGAAGAATCTACAAAACTTGGTGACAATGTTACAACCGTTAAATCAGAACTGGTTAAACTGAATGAAGATAAAAAAGCGATTTTCTATAAACAGACTATCGAATCAATTGATAAATTAACAGAAAAACTCGCTGATAATAAAAAGATTGTTGATGAACTCCAAATCAAATATGATGGTTTATCTACAGAACTAACAGAACTTGATCAGTTGATAAAAGACACCAATAAGAATTTGGAGACAAAAAGATTAGCTGATTCATTAAAAATTGATGTTTCAAATCTTACCAATTTACAGAATACTTATAAAGGTGTAATGGCTGAAATTCTTACCAACAATGATGAACTCACCAGTTGGGATGAAAAGAATGAAAAAATAAAAACTGCTGTTACAAAGATGGATCTGAAAGTCCAGGATTGTGAAAAAAATCTTGAACTTTATAAAAATGATATTTGCCCTACATGCAAAACTGATTTGACCAAGGGTGATCATGCCGACCATAAATCACAATATGAAGCGGAACTCGAAGAGTCTAAAACAAAACTTGATGAATATAACAAGATAGCTAATCAAACAAAATTGAAGATCGATGCTATAAAAGAGAAAAGCACGTCTCTTAATAATAGAAAATCGGAAGTTTTGAAAAGCATACTTGGTATCAAATCGAAATTACCATCGAATTCTGATTTCAAATCAATAACTGATGAGATATTAACAAATATTGATAAACTTAATGATAAATCAATTGAAACAATAGATATCGATGCGATGACCAAATTGATCGACAGTCTTGTTTCCAATCTAAAGGTTGATGTTGATATCACTCAAAAAACACATGAACTTACAACTAAACAACAAGAATTTGAAACAATAAAATCTGAATTTACTACCAAAAAATCGGAAGTTGATAAAGTCAATTCAGCCATTACTACACTTGATAAGGACATTTTAAAAGATGTCAACAAAAACGATATTATTTCAAAGAAATTCGATTTCAATACTGAAGCTGAATATGAGACCAAAATTAAGGAGATCGATACAAAATTGGAATCAGATGGCAAAACGCTGAAAGAAAAAGATTCAATTGTTAGTAGTTTGAATACAAAGATCGAAATTCTATCAAAAGACATAAAAAGTGTTGATTATTTCAATAAACCTATCAATGATAAGGATTTTGATTTTAAAGGATTAACCCAAGATAATTTAAACACTAAGATCGATGCAAATGGTAAGAATTTGAATTCAATAATTGCTGAGATAGAAAAAACAAAAAATGAAATCACCAGAATAAACATTAACATCGAAGAGCTTAGTAACGATGATAAAATTGCTGACCAATTAAAATCTGTCCAAACTATTATCGATAAATTCCAGGGTGATCTTGATGCTGCAAATGAGAAATTGAAGAAAAACAACAAAATTGTTTATTTCTTACAGATCGTTGAATATATTTTATCTGATGAAGCTATCAAGGCGTTTATATTAAAAGATATTATACCATCAATAAACGGTGAGATTTCAAACATTCTATCCATGCTTGATGTACCGATTGTAGTGATGTTTGATGATGAATTTAATACACATTTATATAGATTTGGTAAGGAAGTATCGTTGAATACTATCAGTACTGGTCAAACAAAGATGATCGATGCATCGATCTTATTGGCTATTACTAAAATATTAAAGACCAAATACAACTCCATAAATGTTGTGTTCTATGATGAAGTTTTTAGCTCAATTGATAATGACAACAGGGCTACATTACTTGAGATCTTTAAAAATGTTTGCTGCGATCAATTAGGTATGCACACCTTTATTATCAACCATTCATATCTACCGAGTTCATATTTCGGCTGGGTGGTGTATATTGCTTACAAAAATAACTTCTCACATATGAACATTACTACCCAAGAAGAATTCGAAAGGCAATTTTCTGATGTCATGGGGTCTAATAAATCATCATATGAGATTTCCGAATTGGAATCCCAGATATCAGAAGAAACCCACACATCTATCAAATAATATAAATACGTACAATAAAATCTTAACAAAGGGGAAACATTATGTCTGCTGATAAAAAGATTAACCTTGATCTGGAGGTTGCGAAATTATTTGTTGAAGCTAAGATAAAAGATAAGAAGCTGGTTGAATATCACAAGAAGATCTGGGGGTTCGCTACTAAGATACTTACTAAATTCTATAAAAAGTCTAAGAATACCGCTTCATTGAAAGAACTTTTGATTGCCGTTGTGTTTTATGAAATCCTGGATTACGTAAAAACCGAGGATCTTGAAGCAAAATTCGGTTCTAAAATCACTCAACTCGTTTTTGATGTTACCAATTTTGAGGATGACAATAAAATCAAGAACCTTTATCAATATGAAAAGCTATTCAATTCATATGATGGGTTGTTTGTTAAGTTGGTGCTTAGGAATGCCATAATACATGTAGCTATTCAAAGCTTGGATGAAGAAAAATTTGCATTCCATATCAAACAGTATAATGAACTCAGGAGAAAGGTTATGAAATCATCCGCTGATTTATTATTTTTGCTTGATTATGAAGCCGATTTAATTAAATACGGTAGAAATTACATGTCTGGTAGATCTGCAGGGTCATACAAATATGAAAATTTAATAACCGATGAGGGATGAAGATGCTAAAAAGGAAGAACGTAAGTTCGAAGAGGAGAATTCTAAAAGGAAGAATATCAAATTTACTGTAGATTTCAACACAGAGTTAACCGATCCTAAAGACATAGAATTCAAAGTCGGTGAACCAGTTTTGAAAAAGGAAGATAAGGTTGAAATCATAAATGTAAAAAAAGAAGCTAACAAGCATAAAGACAAAAAACAAAAAGGTCTATTTTAATGGAGGAAAATAACAATAATCCAAACGAAAAACCAAGTATTAATAAGCTTATTGAGGAATTCAATAGTGAGGCAATTGCTGTTGCAGCCAAAATGCGTGAATTGGCAGAGCTTACCAATGATGTAACTAAAATGGCAAACGGTAAGCATAACATTTATAATTACCGTGCTGATCTCATCAAAAGAAAACTTGAATTGATGACAGCATCAAATCGGCTTAACAGAACCGTTATTAGCCAAAAGCGTAAAGTTTATGATGGTTATAAGCTTGGTAAACCAGTTGCTGGGTCAAATACTGGTATGATGCCAAAGAATGATTATGAACGACAATTATATGTTGATTCTGATTTAAGAAATGAAAATTTTCATTTGAAACTTATTGATGATCAATTGCAGTTTATTATTGACCAGATAAAAGGCGTTGATAACATAATTTATGGTATAGAGTATGTTATCGCATTACAACAGTATAAGACTTCTATGAAGTAGAACATGATAGCAACCGTTGATCCTGATTTCAGACACATTACACTCAAGTTCGAAACCCAGCTTGAAAAGGATCAAATTCATATTACTTTTAAAAAGAAAATCAGGAATTGGAAATTCAGAACAAAAAACAAAGCTTGGAAAGGTGATGTTTTATTTATAAAAACTAACAATAAGATCCCTCTTGGTCTTTGGACAGAATTGGGTAAAATGTGTAAACAATTTGATTTCCAGTTAAAAGTTAGTGGATTTGATAAAATACTTGATAATGAAATCACCAAACAAGAGGTTGAAGATTTTTGTTTAAAGTTATTTTCATCACATTCTAAAGGGATCACACCACGTCCATATCAAATCAATGCTGTTTATCAGGCTTTGAGATACAGGTTTTGTTTACTCGATTTATCACAAAGTGCTGGTAAAACTGCAATTGAATTCATGATATTGATGTTTTTGTTTTATACTAAAAGGATCAAAAAACTATTAATTGTTTGCCCAGATACAGATCTTGTATTACAAACGCATGATGAATTTTTAGAACATGCCGATAAAAGATTCAACATGAAAGTTTGTGTTGTTCATGGTGGATCAAGGATTATGGATATATCCGATGCAAGAATTGTTATCGGTAATTTCCAATCACTTTCCAATCGTGATGAAGAATTTTTTAAAGACGTTGATTGTGTTTTTGTTGATGAAGCCCATCGTGGTGGTAATGCTTCCATTAAGTATATTTTTGATAGTTGCAGGAATGTTAAATATAGAATCGGTTTATCTGGTTCTATAATTGATGATAAATCTGCTGATTTCTTTGATCTTCTTGCTTATTTTGGTCCGATCGTTGCCAAAGTTACAAAAAAAGAACTCATGGATGCAGATTATGCAACATCTATTGAGATTAAGATATTTAAACTGAATTATTTAAGTGAAAAGCTAAGAAAAGAACTTGCTATGCTTAAATTCAGAAGCGATGTAGATGGTGAACAAGTTTTCAGATATGAACAAAAACTTGTTAGAGCAAGTACGATCAGATTAATCTGGATATGTGAATTGATCTCAAAACTTAATGGTAATGCATTAATTTTTTTCCTTGATAAGAAAACTGGTTATGGTAAAAGAATTGTTGATCAACTAAGAAGAATGACCAGCCATAAAGAAATTTATTACATTGATGGTGATGTAAAAAATGATCTGAGACAAGTTTATAAAAATAAAATGGAAGAAGGATCTAACAAGGTTCTTGTTGCATCTTATGATACTTACAGTACTGGCAAATCAATAAAAAATATCAGATATCTTTTCGGGGCAGAAAGTAGAAAAAGCGAGGTGATCATATCACAGGTTTTGGGTCGTGGTATGAGACTTCATGATGATAAAGAAAAATTCGTATGGATTGATGTGATAGATGATTTCAGTCTTGATATTGAGAATTATGAGAACAAGAGCCACATGATGAGACATGGTACTGAACGGATGAAGTACTATGAAAAAGAAGGGTTTGATTATGAAATCACCGATGTAGATTTAATGAATAAAGCAACCGATAACGATATTCAATTATAAAAAGACTATGCAACTATTCAATTCCAAAATTGTAGAATTTATCACAACCGAAATGGCAGGTGATACTTCATTGTTTAAACAATCACCTTTTCATCGAGGTAATGTTAATCATCGAGGTAATCATATATCATTTTCTTATACAAGATCAGAAATTGAGAGAATTGCGTACATAGAAAAATCCATAAGCAATTTTTATGATATCATGTTATCAAGCTTTATAAAAATTGCCGATCTTGAAAAATACAAATTGGATTTAGACTTTTCGAAGCTTAACAAATTCAGATTCAATTCTTTACCTAATTGTGGGAAAGATAAACAAATAAAAATTGCAACAATATTATCGATTTGGTTTTCACTTGTGAATAAGGATAAGACTACTACAATAATCTGCAAACATGGTGAATTGACTAAAACAAGACGTGCTATAATCGATCTGTATGAAGCACTACCATTTTATGTAAAGCCTGGAATCAACGGATTGGCTAATACAAGCTTGATGTTTGATAATGGTTGCAGGATCAAATTTGCAAATTATAGTGATGCAATGAGAGGATATCAAACCCATAATTTGATAATCGGTCAATTTGATTCATCAAACAAAGATTTTAATAGGTTTATATTACCAGTTATAGCTTCATTAAAACAATCACGAATTTTATTGATGAGTGATAAAAATATTAAACTATCAAAGACCGATTCATTTCTCGACAACGCAACATTGACAACATTTAATTTATTAAAATAATATATAAACAAAAACAACCATGGACGTAAAAAAACTATTAATCGGAGCAGGTATTGTAATTCTTTTCCTTGTAGGATTTAGCATGTGTAAATCATGTGGTGCTGAAAAAGAACAAGCAAAAAATCGCAAAGCCATTGACACTTTGAATAAACAAATCAGTGTAAAATTTTACACAAAGGAAGAGATTGATAAAAAATTTGATAACCTACAAATCGCAGTGCAAATTGAAGGTTATGAAATCAGCAAACGTATGCTATATGATAACAATGCTATCGTGCGTACAACCATGAGACCTGATGATCAAATGAATGCGTATGATCAGAAAATAAAGGAACTCAGAGACAAATTAAAGTAAACATTTGTGGATAACAAGAGGGAAGTCATAAAAATCCTGGAAAATACCGAAAGAGGTAAAATAACTACTGAATTGTTAAAACAATTGGAAACTAAATTTAATATCGGTTTCCAGCTAATAGAACTTCCCAGATTTGCTATATTTCCAAAATTGGGTGATAACGAAGTGCGGTTGTATTACGGTTTTGGGTGGATCTTTATTTGATTCTGAGTTGTAGTTGTTTGATATCGTCGATTATGATATCTACAAATGCAATGTCACGTAATGTACCTTTTGCGAATTTCACACTTACAATAGTCTTGAATTTATAATGAAGTGTACAATATTGTTGTATTTGTTCGTATACTTTCTTTTCTAAAGATCTTTCAGATACTGAATATTCATAGATCATCTCTTCAAGATTTACACCCATACCTGCTGCACCCATGACCGCACCATTTTCTGCAGAGAAGATATTTCTGATCTGATTTAGATAAACATGTAGATCACTGGTGATATCAGTCAACATATCGTTGAAATCACTATCATCTTCTATATTTTTTGTATAGATCTCTATCATGTCAATTAATAATTATATTCTGTATCACTTGCTTTTCTGTAACTTTGTACCTTATCAAATAGAAAATTAATCTCGAAATCATTAAATGCTAAATCAATGCTAAATTGTCTTGCACTTATGCCGTTGTTTTGCTTATCAAAATCCAAATCGCTAATTTTCCTGAATTGAACATCTTTATAAATCAATTCTATGATGATATTATCTTCATCATCCATGATCTGTAGATAAACATTCGGTAAAAATGGTTTAGAATCTGGATTTTTTCTTTGTAAATATTCTATCAACTGCATATACATTATAGTCCAGTTGAAATATGATGCTTTTACTTTAAAATTTATAGTTATTGTCTTTTCTAATAAAGCACTTGTCTTTAAA